ACCCCCACCGTTCAAATCCAAGTCATAGGGAATATCAGACAGAATGAAATCAACGCTGCTGTCGGGCATTTCTTTCATCACCTCCATGCAATCGCAATTGTAGCAAGTGCAATTCTTCAACACTATTGGCTCATTCCTCATCTTCAAAGTATTCTTCGTTTTCTTCCAAGAAATTATCCATTGCGTCATCACACCAACGACCCTCGCACAAATCAAGTGAGCTGTGCTCCATTTCGTCATTGTGCCACGGGCAAAACTTGCAAAGTTCCTCACCGAGAATATTCTTGTATTCATCTTTGCTCATAGTCAGTATCTGAAATCTGTAAAGTGGATAACCACGCCCTCAAACACATTGCTCTTGCACCCACACTTGCCAAAGAAGTAATCAACGAAATCTTCAACGCTCAATCCATCATTGCTTGCCACATCTTCGACAGGCACACGTTTGTTGTCAATCCAGCATTGGGGCATCGCATCATCAGATGAATAGGTCATTGTTATGTGTTGCAGTCCTATATGGCTAAACATCTTCAACTCTCGTTGTTCCGAGCGGTAGGGTCTTTCCGTCCATTCACGCACAGAAAGCAGTTTCTTTCCGCTGTTCACTTCTTCAACACGCCTTGCCCACAATCCGCTTGCATCAACACGCACAGTATGTATCTTGTGGCTTGCATAGAGCAAGTTTGCAAACATCGTAGGCTTTCCAGCCTTTTTGTGCTTCACAGGGAACACCCTGTTTAACATCAATATCACGTTCTTCTTCATGCTGTCTTTATTTTTGATAACCATTGTTCATAAACTCTACTTGCTATTTGTGCAATCATCACAGGCGGTACGCTCATGCCACAAACGTAATATGGCTTTTGGTTGCCAAAATCGTAGTCTGTTGGAAATGAGGAAACCTTGCATACACTTTCGTTTGAAAGCCAGTTCATGCCCCAACTTGGCATGGGCGAGGCTTTTTGTCTATACCCGGCTAATATCGTGGGGTGTACCATGTCCTTGTCAACCAAGGCGCATTGTTGGTATTTCGTTTCCTCGCCATTCTTCAACCGCTTATATTCGTCAATGTAGCAAGGTGTTGTTATCGGGTCGCCAAGCGTGAGGTGCGCCTCCTCGCACGTTATCGGCTTTTCGTCAAATTTCAGATTGAGCAACGGGTATGTGTCAAACAATGTGTGTGCGGTCGGTACATATTGCATGAGGTCGTTTCTAAGGCATACAAAGAAAACACGCTCTCTGTGCTGTGGCACACCCATGTATTGTGCATCAAGCAAGAAATGCTGACAGGTGTACCCCGCATCCTCAAACTCCATGTGAATACGTTGAACGTATTTCTTGGCAGCACCTTGGAGCAATCCTTTCACATTTTCGGCAATCACTACTTTTGGACGCAGCTTGCGCACAACATCAATGAAATCAAAGAAAAGCGTATCAAGCACTTGCTCTGCCTGTCCCTCTCTGAAACGCTTTTCCTTTCCCCATGTTTCCTGTCGGGTTCTTGCCATTGCGATTGTGAATGTGGAGCAAGGGGGCGAGCCGTCCAGAATATCAAGGTTGTACAGCGCATCGGGAAATGCAGTCCTTTCCTTGAATGTCTGTATGGGTTCAAGAAAGGCATACTGTGGGTGGTGGTTCTTCTTGTACAAGTCCATTACACGCTTGTCTATCTCGTTGCATCCGACTACATCAAAGCCAGCTAATTTGTACCCCATAGAACTACCCCCCCACAGGCAAAACAACTGAATACCTTTCCTTTGTCCTTGGTGAACTTGGCATTTTTCAGCGTCCAGTCGTAATTGAATTTATGTTCCGTCTGTTCTAACATTGTTTATCAAACACACTTTATGGTTAAATAAAAAACGCTACTTGCGCCTACTTCCACCGTGCAACTCTATCACATTGAAACTCTTGAAACGGTCTATCAGTCGTGCCTCAAAGCGTTCTTTTAACTCCTTTACCGTAAGATTGCTTGTTATGTGGTAGCGTTTGCCGTACTGTTGGTATATCTCGTAGCGAGCAAACAGAAATTCATCGGTTATCTGTGTAAGCAGCGTGCCGAAGCTCTTTTGTTTCTCCGTTGCAAGTCCCAAGTCGTTAAGGCACACACCGAAAGGCGCAACGCCATCATAAGCCTCTTGTGTGGATGCTCCTTTCAATTCATTGTATGTGTACTTGTCAATATGCCCATACACCTTGTGGTAGTTCATTAGTTGGGTCATGCTGATATTGCGAAAGTAATTCTCGTTGTTGGTCGCTCTAAGGTAGTCTGAAAAGATTTGCATTATCATGGTTTTGCCTGTGCCGGGTTCACCGATAAGCAATATATTCTTGTGGAGTTTGTAATCCTCGTTGGGGAATACCTTTTCTGCCATAATGCAGTTATTGAAATAGTATGTCAAGAAACGCAGCACCTTGGAGTTGTGTTCATCAACAACGAAATCCGAAAATTCACGCAGCATATAGTTCTTGCCTATGCTGACAATCAGATTAACGTGCTGATTGTATTCTTCGGGGTCTGTGAGGTCGTACCTAAAACCTTTCAGAGTAACCCTCCTGTGTTGCGCTGTCAGAGCTTCCGCACGTTGCTTTGTCAAGTGGTAACGCTCCGCTTGCATATCCCGTATTATTTTCAACGCCTCTTCCTGTGTTTTGGGCAGTTGAATTTGTTTGCCGTTGAGTTCCATTTTCAGTTATTTCTTTGTTGTATTTATCAACTACCCAATTGAGGATAGTCCTGTAATCGCTCTTGTACCGTCTGCCCGTTGAGCCTTTGTAGTTGTCAAGCATTTCAATCATGCGCTTTGCACCATCTTCTGAATGTTCCGCACAAAGTTTGGTGTATTCATCACGGGTGAGTGTCACATATTCGGCATAATGGTACTTTCGTTTCTTTTCAATCTGCTGCTTTTGCTTTTCTGTGAGTGGTGGCGGTACATCATCGCTGCCTGTATCGTTGGAGAATAGCAAAGGCTGTTCTTGCTGTGTTTGCTTGGGTGGCGGTTCTTTCGGCACCCAAGCAACATCATTTTCTTTCTCTTGGAATGGTGCTTTGTCCTTTTCAGTAAGCCTCTGTTTCATAGCGTTACCGCCTTTCTTGCCAGCATTGCGCCTTTTCTCGCTTATATCAGCCTGTTTCACCATGTCAGCGGAATAGTACACGCCTTTGTGGTTTAACGACAGCACACCGCAATCTATGAGTTCCTGTAATGGTTCATCGTCCGTAAGACCTAACAACACAACCAATTCGTTCAATGTGTATGGCGTGTTGTTAGGCTTTACGAGCATACCACGTTGGGAACTTTCCCACATATAGCAGAGCATTGTTACCCACACACCCTTTGCCGTGAGCGAAAGGGCATTGATACGAGGGTCTGACAACCACACCCTCGTATCAAAAGGCATAAGTGAGTATTTCCGCTTATCTGCCATAACCCTTAGTGTTTAAGCCTCCATAATGGCAATATCGGGTGCAATCTCACGGATTTTTGCCAGCACATCATCAATACAACGGTCACGGTATTCATCCGCAACTTCCTTTGCGCCTGGTGATACGAGTTGCAAGAACACCTCACCGTCTTTGAGGTAATGGTCAAACTCTACCTCAATAGCCGTTTTCTCTGTACCCTTGAAAATGGAAAGGTTCACAATAAAGCTCTTGGGCAGATTGCTTTCCACCTGTGTACGGTACACATCGGCACGACTTCCAGACGGGTCACGCTGCTTCTCAATCTCCGACTTGGCATTTGCAGTGAAATTTTTGAGGGCAGATACAAGTTTCATATTCTCTGTCTTGTCGGCAAAGACCGCACGGTTAAGGCGCAAGAACTGTCCCAAGTTTGCGGGTGCCCAACCAAACTGTTCATCGTTGATGCGGAATTTCTCAAAGATTTCAGAGTAAGCAGCCTTGCCTACAAATGTGGACTTGGTGTAATAGTCGCTTTCGTTGATTGTGAGCGTAATGGTCATATTCTCACGGTTCACTACGATATTGGCTTTCTTCTGTTCGATAGTGTCAATACGCTTGGTGAGCCAGTCAAGAGGCGTTGAGAGTACGCCTGTCACGTTGATACTTTCGGGTTTCTTCAACTCCAACTGCTGAACTTCGGGCGCAACGCCCTCACGCAGTATTACTTCGATAGGCTGTTCGCCTGTGTAGTTGCCGATATTGACGGCAATCTTTTCGTTGTTCTTTTCCATCGTTTTGTTATTTTTTACTTGGTGAATAACTTAATCTTCTGTTCCTGTTCTACGCACGAATTGCATGACTGTACGCTGTCTTTCTTCGGGGGTTATCGGTCTTTCCTCCAACTTGTAACCCTCTGGCGAGTAAAATGCAGTCTTTCCCTCGTCCACATCTACGAACTTGAAACAATCGCCCTTTACATACTCGCCTCTTGCTTTGAGTTCATCAAGGATTAAGCCTCGTCTTTCAAGCAACGGCTTAATGCGTCCCTTGTAGTCGGCTCTGATTTCAGCGAGCTTATCTTCAAGCTCTGCCACTTGGATAGACACGTTTTCCAGTTCCTCACGCCTTGCGTTCACTTCGTGCTGTTCAAACTTGCGTGTGTAACTACGTTCCACAATTTGGTCGCAGTTGTCACGCAATAACTGTTCTCGTTTTTCAACGGGTTCATCAGCAAACATTAAATCTTGCATAACTTTTTATTTTAGGTTCAACATTCATTTCAAGCGTTCACCCACAGAGAAATTGAAAGCTATTGCCTCCGCCCACAGTTCCAAGAACTGCCTGCCAAAGTATTCTACCTTTTCTTCTGTGTCAAGGCACAAGCGGAAGCCACTGCTCGCATCCGAGCACGAGGAACGACCATGCGCATACAGACAACCGAAACCCGCAAGCGCACCATTATTCGCAGTAGCAGACAGGAGGCAACCCCTTTGTTTGTCGTTCATTTTGTCAATCTCATTTTGATTGTAGAGCGCAAACCAAGGATACCAATAGACACGATTTCCATCGGGGTCGGGATAGACCTTAACCTCACCACCCCAAAGAGCCTTGCAAATCAGCTCCAGTTTCATTTGGGCGATAATGTGCTTTGGAACACCAGCCTCTGACAGTGTTTCTTCATCTACGCTTTCGCCCAAAGCCTTGCAAGCATCCTCATAAGAGCGGATTGTCTTGTAATCTTTAAGGCTTGGCTTGTTATTGTCTGTCGGCTCAATCTTTCCAAACAGAGCCACAAGCACTTTCTTTGTGCTTTCGTCTGCCAATTCAAGGGCAGCTTTAAGGTTGCTTTCGCTCACCTCAATCTTTTTGTTTTCGTTGCTCATCGCTTAATCTTTTAAGTTTCTGAATATTCTTTTTTGTTATTCTCATTGCGTTGTACACCCTTGTACTTGTGTCCTTGGGCAACAACTCTAATAGCATTGGAATGTGCCTTACCAAGTCAGTAACCACGTTGTTAGGTACTTGTATCATTGCTTGTTCTCCAATATTTGTCGGGGTCGGGTATTTCAATTCCAAGGTATTCACGCCCATACTCACGCAGTTTCTCGCAATAGGTGGAGAATGTCAGCGTGTCCATTGTTGCAGTTGATGTCGGAAACTCCACAATCTCGCCCGTGTGCTTGTTTACCACACTGTCTTTGGCGAGCATATTTTTGAAGTATTCATGCACTTGCTCAACACTCACAAACTCCCAACCAGCATCCAAGAGCGCATCAAGCAGCATGGGGTATATACAACCCCACAGCCATCCGTTTTGGTCGTTGGAGCGTGGTTTGCGCATCCGTTTAACCTCAATTCTGTACATTCCGTCACAGACTTGCCTAAACCATTCGTAGAGCGGTTGCAACGTGAACAATCCTTTTCGTTTTTCAACCAAGACCTTTGCCATATCAGAATTTCGTTATGTCAATCTCCATATTTGGCGAGGCAGCATACACGGCTTTGCCAGTCTGCCTTTCTATTTCAGATACAAATTTCAACCTGTCGCTGTTGTGGTCTGACAAGTGCAAAAGCACTATGTTGTACACATTGGCAAGGTCTAATTCAGAGAGTACCGACTTGCACGTTTGCAGTTCCATGTGCGAATTTGGCAAGCGGTCTATTTGGCTTTTGGGCGTTGCTCCAGCATTGACGGCTTCAATGAGCTTTGGCATCGAATAGTTGCACTCAATCAGAATGTGGTTAAGCCTTGGAAACAGGCTAAGACATTCACAACTGTCAGTGAGAAACATTATGCGCCCACATTCGGGGTGTTCTATGAGATAGCCGACACAAGGCACATCGTGGCAAGCGTTAAACGGCAACACTTTGAACCTACCAAGTTTGTAGCCGTGCTTGGGAACAATGGCAACAGAGCGTGAACCCCATACGCCTTTGTTCTCCCAAACATCAGCCAAAGCTAAGGTGTGAAAGCCGTTATCCACCATTGCCTTTATATACTTGGCGTGGTCGTTGTGCCTGTGGGTTATAAGACAGCCTACGACTTTTCGGAGATTGTACCCCAATGCCTTTTTCACTTCTTGGAAACGGACACCAGCCTCAAGTATGAGTGCCTCCTTACCGTTGTCAAGAATGTAGCAATTGCCGTTGCTGCTTGAACCTAACACTTTCAACTCCATAGTTCACTTGGTTAATCAAAATCCGGGGTCTGGCTCTACGGCTTGCGTGTTATCTTCAATCTGTGGAGCATTGCCGACTTCCTCATATTCCACGTTTGCATCATCAACTACTTCTACCGCCTGTGCATCGGCAACAATGATTTGCTTTTCGTCTGTGTCGCTCTGTGCATCCGTGGCAATGCCCTCTTGCAATGATACCGTAAGATAGCCATACTTGCCCAACAGATTGCGTAACACGGTCTTGATAGCCATTGCGTGAAAGTTACCTTGCCAGCCTACTTGTGAACTGTCGGCATTGACAGGCAGCTTGGCGAGATTGAGCAATGTTTCTATCGTAACACTTCTGTTGAAAGCAATAGCCTTTGAGTAACGCTTGGCGTGTGCCGCCATATCTTCAACCGACATATAGATTGCCTTGTGGTAGCCGTCCACCAACTGAATGTAGGCAAAGTAGCCAACAACCTTTTCTGAAACCTTGCGTCCCTCAACATCAATCTCACCAGTCAGCTTAGACACACGCTGTAACTCGCCCTCGTACACCACATCAGCGTTAATGATAGCATACTTGCCTGTACGCATTGCAAGCTGATACAAGCCTTTGTAGCCTATCTGAAATACTGGCTCATACTTCTTAACCTTGTTTCCTTTTGCATCCGTTACCGTGTTGTAGAACGGAATGATGAAAGCCTGTCCCAAAGCCTTGTTGATAGGCAAGTGCAATACCGCTGCTTTCAGAGCCTCTTTCACCACTTGGTTAGGGTCGCACAATTGCAGTTTGCTGTCTGAACTGTACAAGTCTATGAGCGAAGCCACGAATGTAGATGCGTTCTTACTAAGTGCGTTCTTGAATTGAGCCATCACGGAATCAGCGTTAAGCACTCTTTTCAGCGTGTCTAAGTTCTTCGCCTGTGGCTTTGGAGCAACAGCACCGCTATTTTGCGGTTGCTGTGCTGTCATTTGTTTCTGTTCTTCCATATCGAATTATGCTTTAATGGTAAGTTGTTTGTCGTTGCTCACTCGCAAATTCACAATCTGCGATATTGTAGGGATTATCTGGTTAAAACTCTCCCTGTTGTCAATAAAGATTGGAGCGGATATGCCCTTTGTGGCGCATATAGCGTTGATTATATCCAAGCCAGCGTTTACCTTGCCACAGGCATTTACATCAGCATAAGGCACTCCATTCACGGTGCAATAGCAAGTCACTTTCTCGCCTCCGTTCTTCTGTTCCTTAACGAATGAGAACGAAACGACATTGAACAAGCCGTTGATACGTTGCATGAGAACTTCATCTTTGGCTTTCTGAAAGCGTAAATAGACATCTTCCCATTTCTCCAAGTCTGCCTTGGCTTGGTTATTGGCTATGCGCTTTTCTTCAAGGTCGGCAATCTCTTTGTTCACTCGCTCTATCATGGCACGTTTGCCAAGTCGCTTGTTTATCTCTGCTATGGCAGCGTTGCGGTCGGCTTTCTCCCTTTGCAGTTCCGACACATCGGCTTGTGGCACTTCAACTTTCAGTTGGTTGTCTATCTCGGTTATGTCGTTGCGCAAATCCAAACATTCCTTATCGGTTGCAATAGCCTCGTCAGCATTGCCAGCAACAGGGATGTTGTTTTTCTTGATTTCGATATTGCCCTTGATTTCAAGTGCCTCATCTTCAAGTTTGGCAATCAAGCCTGTTAGTTGTGTCTGTCGCTCCACAGCCTTGTCGTATTCGGCTTTGTACCGCTTGCCTTGGGTCTGAATGTCTTTCTGTCGCTTGGCTTTGTTCTGTTCAAAGTTCCCACGCAACTTAGCAATGGCATTTTCCAAGTTCTCACCCTTGTAAGGTTCTCCACAAGTAGGACACACAAGTACATCACCGCTTGGCTCTGGGAATTGTTCTTTTGCAATGGTCTTGAACCGCTCACGCATTTCAACCAGTTTTCCATCAAGCTCTGCGACCTTTGCATCAACCGCCTTTTTCTCCACACGCTTGCTATCAATGTTGGATTGAGTAAGCGACAATCCATTTTGAAGTTCTTGGAGTTCTGAAAGAGCTTGGTTGTGCGCTGCGCTCACTTCCATGCGTATAGCGTTTTCACGGTCTTGCAACTTTATACGCTTGTCGGCTTGTTGCTTCATAAGTGCCATCTTACGCTTGTATGCCTCATCGTTAAGTGCGGATTTGTCGGCAATCTGTGCATCAATCTCCTTAACCCGTTCTTGCACTCCTTTCAGCTCGTTTTCAAGAATTGCCCAATCCTCACTCTCTGGCATAAGTTTCTGAGCCGTTTCGATACTTGCGGGTATTGTGGCAAGTGCATCATTGCAAGCCTTTTTCTTAGCCGTAATCTCTCTTGCCCACTTTGCGAGGCTTGTGCCGTTGATTTGGTCAAGCAATGCAAGAAAATCGGGGTCGGTAGCCGCCACTTCTTCATCATCTATGTTGCCGACCATGCCAAGCAACATTTCCTTTTGCGTGTCCGCACTCAATGATGTAAAGTAGTAGGGGTTGGTTATCATACGGAACACATCTTCGGGTATGATTTCCGATATTTCGGCTTGATACTCTTTCTTTGTGCCTGTCCGTACATCGTTGATGAAATACTGTGTTTCGTCTTTCATCACTTCGTCAGTAGTGCCATTCACTTTCTGCCACTTCTCAACAAGCGAGCGTTGCAGTTTTATCTCCTTGCCGTCCACTTCAAGCACGGCTGTAACAGAGTGCTCCAGTCGGTAGATAGGCTTTCCGCTTTCGTCTGTGGTCTTTACGTTAAAGCCGTTAGCACCGTCACTTCTGCCTGTGCTGTCCTTGCCGAACAACAGCCACAAATACGCATCATAGAGCGTTGTCTTGCCCGTGCCATTATCTCCGCACACGGTTGTTATGCCGTCATTGAAAGCAATGCTAAAATCACGGACACCCTTAAAATTGACAAGGGCAAGCGATTTTAAAATAATCTTTTTCATTGTACGCCAAATTTGATGTTGTTACTTTCGATATACTTCTCTCTGATTGTCCGTGCGTCATTCAGCACCGATTGCACATTCTCCACAAAGCGAATGTTAATCAGCGGAATGTTGTTGTAGCAAATGTAGAGTTGGTTTTGGAACTCCATCACTTGCACTACTTTCAAGGACTCGCTTTGCATCACCGCTTTCTGCTGTTCGGCTTTGCGCTCCTTTCTGCCTTTCAGATAGGCAGAAATAAACTCGCTAATCTTCTTCATAGTTCTTTTATCTGTTAATGATTGTTTTTAATGTTTCGGCATTATTGAGCGATTGCAACTCTGCCATTGAATAGAAACGCTTTGAGTTGGGGGCAGCACCATTACGTTGTGGAGTTATAAGACCTTGCTCAACCCACCGCCTCACTCGCATTTCTTGAAACAGGCGATATGCCTCACGCTGTGAAACCAAGTCCTTGCTTGGCGTGTTGTTCTGTATTATCGTGGCAGCACCCAAAGCCGCCATTTCCTTACAGATGTTTTTCAATTCGTACAACTCCATCGTAATAGCCATATCATGCCCTCCTGTTACGTTTACGCTTGAAATAGTCCCTTACGCTTTCGGTGCAATACTCATTCTCCACATAGCAGAGCCAAGCAAATGCCCAACCAGCAAGGGCGAAAATGATATGTCCCCAATTTACAAACATGGTAATTGTGCAACACAGGGCGATAACAACCCAAACACACATACCGATTAAGTTCAACAAAGTGTCCCTGTTCATTGTCTTGCAAATTAAGCGTTAAACAAATTCTCTTCCTTTACGCCAAGGTGTTTAGCGATAATGGAAATTCTCAAAGGGTCTGGCTTCTGTGTGCCAGCAAGCCAACATCTTACGGTGGTGGGATGTACCTTAACCAGTGCCGCTATGTCGTTCACCCAAGCCGTTTTTGGTGCTTGTGGGCGTT